CAGAGCGATTAGCGGCCTGGTTCAGCAATAGACCAAATTTCCACGCGGTCAATTCTGAGGGCGAAAAAAGCGGCTTAAACGCGGCCCCCACCAAACAGAAGAGAACTATGGACTATCAAGAGTTTGTCAGCCACAAGCTAGCACTTGTGCAGCCGTCAGGGATCACCAGCGGCTTCTCGATCCCGGAATCGCTGTTTCCGCATCAGTCAGCCCTGGTGGCTTGGGCGCTGCGCCGTGGCCGCGCTGCGATCTTTGCTGACACCGGGCTGGGCAAGAGCCGTATGCAAGTGGCATGGGCCGATGCTGTCCAGCGTCATGCCGGTGGCCGCGTGCTGATCCTCGCGCCGCTGGCTGTGGCACCCCAGACAGTCGGAGAAGGCGAGGAACTTGGCATCAAGGTGCGCCATGTCCGCGACCAGTCGGAGATTGGCGAAGAGGATGGCATCTTCATCACCAACTATGACCGGCTACATCGCTTCGATTGCTCGCAGTTTGTCGGAGTGGTGTTGGATGAGTCGAGCTGCATCAAGCACCACGACACCAAGACACTCAAGACGCTGCTGGCTGCATTCAAGCTGACACCTTTCAAGCTGTGCGCCACCGCGACCCCTGCCCCGAATGACTGGACTGAGTTGGGCACGCACGCCGAGTTTCTGGGCGTTTGCTCACAGCAGGAAATGCTGGCCGAGTTCTTCTGCCATGACGGCGGTGATACGTCAGTCTGGCGGCTGAAAGGCCACGCCAGGCACATCTTCTGGAAGTGGGTCTGCCAGTGGGGTGCATTGGTCCGCAAGCCTTCGGATCTCGGCTTTGATGACACTGCATACAACCTGCCGCCGCTGCATCTGCACGAGCACACAGTCGAGACGGAAATGCCGACGAACGGGATGCTGTTCGCCAGCGAGGCGCAGAGCCTGAGTGAGCGCCGGGAAGCCCGCAAGATGAGCATGGCCGACCGCGTGGCCGACTGCGCCGCCATCGTCAACGCCAGTTCTGAGCCTTGGGTTGTCTGGTGCGACCTGAATGCCGAGGGTGACGCACTAGAGAAGGCCATCAATGGCGCTGTCCAGATCGCTGGATCTGACCCTACAGAAGTCAAAGAGAAGCGCCTGGCCGACTTCGCCGCAGGCCGCATCCGTGTGCTGGTTAGTAAGCCATCCATATGCGGCTTCGGGCTGAACTGGCAACACGCCTGCCACATGGCATTCGTCGGCGTCACGGACTCATTCGAGGCGTATTACCAAGCCGTGCGCCGCTGCTGGCGCTTCGGCCAAAAGCGCGATGTGCATGTGCATGTCTTCGCGTCTGAAGCTGAAGGCGCTGTGGTGGCAAACCTTCGCCGCAAAGAGCGAGACGCGCAAGCGATGGCCGAGAGCTTGAGCGCAGAAACACACGATGCCGTCATGCAGGCAGTGACCGGCACCGTTCGACAAACCAATGCCTACAACGCAGCCAACACCGTAACTATCCCCGACTGGATGAGGACCGCAGCATGAGCATCATTGACCAAATCGTGACCGACCGATACACCCTGGCGCATGGCGATTGCGTCGAGTTCTTGCGTGGTCTCCCCGACGCATCTATCGGCTACTCGATCTTCAGCCCGCCTTTTGCCAGCCTCTACACCTACAGCAACAGCCCGCGAGACATGGGCAATGTGCGCAACGATGAAGAGTTCTTCGCGCACTTTGAGTTCCTGATCGCTGAGTTGCGGCGAGTCATGAAGCCTGGCCGCAATGTCTCCTTTCACTGCATGGATATGCCAGCCAGCAAGGAGCGCGACGGGCATATCGGGCTGAAGGACTTTCCCGGCGACTTGATCCGCGCATTCCAAAAGCACGGGTTCATTTTTGCGAGCAAGGCGACGATCTGGAAAGACCCGGTTACAGCGATGACCCGCACCAAGGCACTCGGCCTGCTGCACAAGAGCATTCGTGAGCGTTCGGAAATGTGCCGCATGGGCATCCCCGACTACCTCATCACGATGAGGACTCCCGGCGAGTCTGAGCATGTCACGCACAGCATTGATGAGTTTCCCGTAGACCTGTGGCAGAAGATCGCCAGCCCAGTCTGGATGGATATCAACCCGTCGAAAACGCTGCAATACATGAGCGCCCGCGAGCACGACGACGAGCGCCACATTTGCCCTCTCCAGTTGGAAGTTATCGAGCGCGGCATCCTGCTGTGGTCGAACAAGGACGACATTGTTTTGTCTCCGTTCACCGGCATTGGCTCTGAGGGTTATGTCGCCTTGAGCATGGGCAGGCGCTTCGTCGGGGCTGAGTTGAAGAAGAGCTACTTTGACCAGGCCGCGAAGAATCTAGCCGGAGTGATGAGCAACCAGGCGCAGGACTTGTTTGCGGGGATGGACGCATGAAAACAAAGGAACGAATCGCCGCCCGCCAGAAGCGAGACGAGCGGTGGCGCACGCGAGAGGACCGGCCTATCGACTGGGCGGCACTGGAGCAAGAACGCAAGCAGCGAGAGCAGCAGCAAGGAGCGAAGCAATGAGCACGATAAACGATGGTGGACCGGCGTTTCCTCATTCGATTGAGGACACCTACGAGCCGTCCACAACAGGCCTGAGCATCCGCGATTACATGGCCGCGAAGGCAATGCAAGGGATGCTTGCCGCCGCTGAAAACTACCAGACGACAGAACTGGCTGAACACGCCTACCAAGTGGCCGACGCCATGCTGAAAGAAAGGTGGCAGCAATGAGCAAGCAGCCAGAAGCGCTAGTCAATTTATTGGCTGGCTGGGAAGACGAGAACGGCGCGATGGGCGCGATTCTTCCGTGTGAGTGGGAAGCGATCCGCGATCAGTTCACTGCCGCCTGCGTAATCCAGTCGCCGCGAATGTTGCGAAACGAACTCCGCCGCCTGCACGCAGCGAATGCGGATCTGGTGGAGGCGCTGAGCGACTTGCTGGCTGAAGGCGAGTTCACCGACTACCCAGGAACGCGCCAGGCCGATGCAGTTAAGGCCGCCCGCGCCGCCCTCTCCAAGCACAAGGAGCAAGGGGGGCAGAAAAGCTCAGCGGCACTTTATGCCGGGTCCGAAGAGTTTTTGGGGCTTCTCGGATGAGCCGCGACCCGTTCAAGATTGATGGCCCGACATGCATCAGCTTCAGTGGCGGCAGGACGAGCGCATACATGCTGTGGCGTGTGATTCAGAGCCACGGCGGCAAGCTGCCCTCTGATTGTGTCGTTGCTTTCGCCAACACCGGCAAAGAGGACGAGGCAACACTTCGATTTGTGCGCGACTGCGGCGAGCGGTGGAGCGTGCCGATTGTGTGGCTTGAGTATCAGCCTGCCGACGATGCATCAAACCGATGGCGCGTCGTGAGCTTTGAGACGGCCAGCAGGCAGGGCGAGCCATTTGAGGCGGTAATTCGACAGCGGAATTACCTGCCAAACCCAGTCACCCGCTTCTGCACCAGCGAACTCAAGATCCGAGTAATGCACAAGTGGCTCCGCGCCAATTGGCAGGGTCTTGGATGGGATGCGAACAACCTTGAGTGGGATCAGATGATTGGCATCCGGGCCGACGAGCACCGCCGCGTTGCCAAGATTCGGGCACGCGGACACAGCACGGAAACAGTCAAGGAAACCATGCTGATGCCATTGGCTGATGCTGGCGTGACCTTGGCCGAAATTGATGACTTCTGGGCAGTTCAGCCGTTCCGGCTTGAGCTTCCGACGATCAACGGGCGCACGCTGGCTGGGAATTGCGATCTGTGTTTTCTCAAGGCCGCCAACCAAGTGCAGACCCTGATTGCGCAGAAGCCAGATCGCGCAGTGTGGTGGGCGAGGATGGAAGCCCTAGCCCTAGCCAGCAAGCCAAGCGGGGCGGTGTTCCGCTCCGACCGCCCCAGCTATGCCCAGATGCTCGCCTTCAGCCAACAGCAGATGGACGCCTTCGGACACGCAGCAGCAACCGCAGACGATGGCATTGAGTGCGTCGGCTGCACGGATTAAGGAGCGAAGCAATGACAAAGACGACATACCGCACCGAGTGCTGGGCTGACAGCCCTTTCGCAAAGCAAGCCAGCACCCAGCAGGCCAAGCCCAAATGCAGGCCTTGCCCGTACTGCGATGGAACCGGCGATGTGCATGACGCCGCAGGCGAGTGGCGCGGCATCTGTTCGTGCGATGCGGGCAAGCGACTGGCCGAGCCGGCCCAGGCAACCGATTTCACCGAC